ATAGATTAGCAGCAACAGGAAACTCTAATTATGGTTGGTTCGGTGGTGGTGCTCCTGAGGCATCTCCAGCAGTATCAACAGTAGACCGTATAGATTTTTCTAATGATTCCTCAACAGCATCCGTTAGAGGTCCATTAAGTTCAACAAGACATAGATTAGCAGCAACAGGAAACTCTAACTATGGTTGGTTTGGTGGTAGTACATCTCCAACATTTTCATCAGTAGTAGATCGTATAGATTTCTCTAATGATTCTTCAACGGCATCCGCAAGAGGTTCATTAAGTTTAGCAAAAGATTCTTTAGCAGCAACAGGAAACTCTAACTATGGTTGGTTTGGTGGTGGTGCTCCTGGACCAGTATCAGTAGTAGACCGTATAGATTTTTCCAATGATTCCTCAACAGCATCCGTTAGAGGTCCATTAAGTTCAGAAAGAAGTCGAATGGCAGCAACAGGAAACTCTAATTATGGTTGGTTTGGTGGTGGTTATACTCCAGCACCTCAAGCATCAATAGTAGACCGTATAGATTTTTCCAATGATTCTGCAACAGCATCAGTGAGAGGTCCATTGAGTCAAGAAAGATATAATTTAACAGCAACAGGAAACTCTAACTATGGATGGTTTGGTGGTAAAACAGGAGAGACAACACCATTATCATCAGTAGATCGTATAGATTTCTCAAATGATACTGGAACTGCAAATATAAGAGGTCCATTAAGTTCAGCAAAAGGTAGTGGGGGGGCAACATCAGGACAGGCAAGATCTCGCAGTACTACTATTCCAAAAACTGGAACTTATGGCTGGTTTGGTGGTGGTTTTATATCTCCAACATTTTCAGCAGTAGTAGATCGTATAGATTTCTCTAATGATTCTGCGACAGCATCACCTAGAGGTTCATTGACTGCGGGAAGAGGATATTTAGCAGCAACAGGAAACTCTAACTATGGTTGGATTGGTGGTGGAAGAACTGCTGTACCAACACCAGTATCAACAGTGGAACGTATAAATTTCTCTAATGATTCTGTAACTGCATCTGTGAGAAGTCCATTAACTATAGAAAGAGCCGTAACTGCAGCAGTAAGCAATTCTAATTATGGTTGGTTTGCTGGTGGTCTTAATCCTGGATCAACTCCGTCAACTATATCAAGAATAGATAGAATTAATTTTTCTAATGATACAAGAATAAATATTAGAAATTCAAGTCCATTAATTCAAGTTAATGAAGCAGCAGTTGGAAACTTTAATTATGGTTGGTTTGCTAGTAATGGTGTTAATCGTTTGGATTTTTCAAATGATGTAAATTCATTATCAACTAGAGGCAGTTTATCTCAAGGAAGAAGATCTTTAGCAGCAACAGGAAACTATGATTATGGATGGTTTGGTGGTGGGATTGTTATAGCAACAAGATCCACAAGAATAGACCGTATAAATTTCTCTAATGATTCCGTAGCAGCATCAGTTAGATCTTCATTTATTGCTGCAACCGATGATTTAGCAGCATCAGGAAACTCTAACTATGGTTGGTTTGGTGGAGGATCTACTCCAACAACAGTAGCAACAGTAAACCGTTTAGATTTCTCTAATGATTCAGTTCAAGCATCACCAAGAGGACCATTAAGTTTAGCGAGAAGTCAATTAGCAGCAACTGCCAATACACCAATAGGATAAATACTTCAAACTACATTATTACTAATGAATTTATTATCAAAAATTTTGATTGCACCAAAAGTCATCAGTCAAGAAGGTATTGATGCATTGGTTCATCATATGAAAACTTCAAAAACAGAAGACCTTTCAGTATTTGACCCAGACAAATCCAATCAGACACGAGGAACTGAATGGATTACTGATAAGAAAACAAGAGATACTCAAATTGCACCCATTGAACCTGTATTTCCACAGGTCAATGAACTGATGCATCACATTGTAAAGCAAGTTATTAATCCTTTTTATCAGTTTGAAGTTGATAGTAGTGAAGTTCCACAACTACTTTGCTATGGTGTAGGAGGACATTACCAACCCCATATTGATGGTGAGGGTGTATGGACTGCACCAGACCAAACACAACTCTGGAGAAAGACAGTAGATCGTGATTTGTCAATGGTCTTATATTTGAATGATGGATTTGAGGGTGGAGATTTTGTATTTCCAGACCTTCATATTCGTGTTCGTCCTGAACCTGGTCTTTTAGTATGTTTTCCTTCCAATAGGTATTATCGTCACGGTGTAGAACCAGTCACTAAAGGAAACCGATACTCAATGGTGACTTGGATGACTGTAAAAGGATTTGAAAGTTTAGAAACACAATCCAATAACCTCAAATCTAAATATGGAGTGTGCTAAAGAAGAATGATTACTTATACTTGGAGTATTTCTAGATTGGATTGTGCCCCATCGGAAAATGGATTGACGAACGTAGTAAAAGTTATCAATTGGGGACTAAAAGCACAAGATGAGAATGGATATTCTGCAGAATGTTCTAATTCTTATCCTCTCTCATCACCAAGTTCAGAAGAATTTTTTGATTACTCAACTTTAACAAAAGAAACTGTGATTGGTTGGTTAGAAAGTAACCTTGATGTTGATTATTTGCAAATGAGACTTTCAAATGAAATCGCATCACAACACAATCCTCCGATCATTTCATTGCCTCTTCCTTGGGAGAATGTTTCTATAGAACAAACATTAGAAGAAAAAATTGCTGATGGTTATAACCCTGACGCAAGGGATGGTGATGGAGATGGTATAGTTCAAGAAGGTACTGAATGGGAAAGACCTATAGATACTGAGATATAATTTATCTTCAAACCCAACAGAGTGATTTTAGGTAGATTTTGATATCTTGTCAACACTTGACACCTAAAATTGTTTGATGTATGATGAATAAGTCTTCACAACTTTGTATCTTTGAGTTGTAAGACCCGTTCTGTGGTGGGGACGGTTTTCGAGGTGGAACATTGGGGGGCAACTGCCCCCTTTTTTCTGTTATGATACTAGAAGTTCAAAAGCAAACCAGATGTCCGTAAATCTAGAAGTCAAGGGTTCTCTTGCCAAATGTCTGGCAACTGAGAATCTTATCATCGAGCACAAAAAAGTTCCGACTGCAATGTTTGATGTGGATCGTCGTGTGTTGACTCTTCCTACCTGGGATAAAGCATCTGCGATTGTTTATGACCTTCTTGTTGGTCATGAAGTTGGTCACGCACTTTATACCGATAATATTGACTGGACTGAAGAATATCCTGAAGTTCCTAAAGACTTCGTGAATGTTCTGGAAGATGTTCGTGTAGAACGTCTGATGAAGAAAAAGTATCCTGGTCTTTCTCGGACTTTCTATAATGGTTATAATGAACTCAACAACGATGATTTCTTCTCCACTAAGGATGAGAAACTGGATGATTTGAGTTTTATTGACCGAATCAATCTGTACTTCAAGATCGGTGCATTTCATAACATTGCTTTCGGTGATGAAGAAAATGAGTTTCTGACTCGTGCTTCTTGTACCGAAACCTTTGATGAAGTGCTGCAACTTGCTCGTGAAATTACCGAGTTCGTGCAATACAAACGTCAGAAGGTAGATTCTATGCCCAGTGCTGGTGGTGAAGATGAAATGTCTGGTTCTGGTGGGGAAGAAGTTGAAACTCCTCAATCGCAATCTTCTGAAGATGGTGAGAATCAGGACGGACAGAATAAAACTGAACTAGAACAAGATTCTCAGGGACAGTCTCAAACTGATGGTGAATCCTTTGGTGATGAGATGAATAAGTCTCTGGAAGCACCAAATGGTGGTGGTTTTGGTCAGGAAGCAAGTAATCAGCACGGAGAAACTAATAAAGATGAATTGAAATCCAAAACTTCTCGTTCTTTTGATGAGAAGTCTCAGGACCTTGTGGATAAGTATGCTCATGAAACTCATTATGTGGAACTTCCCAAAATGAATCTTGAAACGATGGTGATTCCGAATGAGTTTATTCATCGTAAAGCAAAGGAGTTCTATACAAATAATAATAGTTGGATTCGTGATTCCTATGATGCTGCTTGTAAAGAATACAATATTTACAAGAAGTCTGCAGAAAAAGAAGTTTCTTATCTTGTAAAAGAGTTTGAGTGTAAGAAATCTGCAGACCAGTATGCTCGTTCTAGCACCGCTCGTACTGGTGTTCTGGATACACAGAAACTTCATACCTATAAGTTCAATGAAGACCTGTTTAAGAAGGTCTCTGTGGTTCCTGATGGTAAGAATCACGGTCTCATTTTTATTCTTGACTGGTCTGGTTCAATGAATGAATTCATTCTGGATGCTTATAAGCAACTTCTAAATCTCATTTGGTTTTGCCGTAAAGTAAATATTCCTTTTGAGGTTTATGCCTTTACTGTAGATTGCAATTCTTATGTGGAACTGCAACCGAATCATCCTCCTGTTTATGAAAAAGTTGCTGGTGTTCTTGCACCTGAAAACTCTTTCCGTCTGATGAATTTTTTCACCAGCAAGACCAATAATCGTGTTCTTGAAGAACAACTCAAGAACATTTGGGTTGCTTGCTATTCTTATCAGAAACGGTCTGGTGCTGTTCCTCCTCATCTTGACCTGTCTGGTTCTCCGATTGGTGAAAGTATCATTGCTCTTCATTCTTTGATTCCTGATTTTCAGGCAAAGAATAAACTGCAGAAGGTCAATGTTATTTTTCTGACTGATGGTGAAGGGTATCAAAATTCTGTGACGGTTGAACGTAAAAAGTATGATAGTGATTCTTATATCGGTCATACAAAGTACAATCGTACTGCAATTCGTGATCGTAAATCTGGTCGGATTTATCCTCCCCTGAATTATGATAATTTCCCTCGTTATGCGAAAGTTCTTCTTCAAACGGTAAAGGATAAGTTTCCAACTGTGAATCTCATCAATTTCCGTATCACTCCTAGTCGTGATTTTCAAACCTGCTATCGTTGGTATGGTGGTGATTATAACAACTATGATAGTGTGAAATCAGAATACAAAAAGAACCAATGTGTTCGTTTTGATAATACTGGATTTGACCAATTCAATGTGATTGCTTCTAGTTCTCTTGCACAAGAAGAGGAGTTCTCTGTTCCCGAGAATGCGACCAAGGCACAAATCAAATCTGCCTTCACTAAAGTTCTTGGCAAGAAAAGGACTAACAAAAAACTTCTGGGTTCTTTTGTTGAAATGATTGCCTAGACCACTTTGCGGGGTGTCCCTAAGGCACCCCAAACCCCCCAAATCCCTGCTATGATTACGAAGTAATCAAACCAACCGATGCCTAGCAAATCTAACATTATGACCGACCAAGCAATCTCTATTCTGAAAGAAAAGTTTGGCACCGAGTTTGGTGCTGATGCCGTTAAAGAAGTTGCAACGCAACTCAATACAACTTATGCGACTCTTTCCAAGTATCTAAATCAATATAAGGTGGGTCGTGGTAAATGGAATCTGGAGGAAACTGTGCAAGAACTTGAAGAAACTTACAACTCTCCTGCTGCAGAAGGTTCCGATACGGTTCCTGGTGTGGCAACTATGACCTCTGTTATTCAAAACCTTATTCCCAAAAAAGATGCTACCTTCGTCAGCTTTGGTAACTTTTCGGATATTAAGAAAGTTATTCAGTCTGGTCTATTCTATCCTTCTTTCATCACTGGTCTTTCTGGCAACGGAAAAACTTTCGGTGTGGAACAGTCTTGTGCCCAACTTAATCGGGAACTGATTCGTGTCAATATCACCGTTGAAACTGATGAGGATGACCTGATTGGTGGATTTAGGCTTGTGAATGGGGAAACTGTATGGCACAATGGTCCTGTGGTTGAAGCAATGGAACGTGGTGCAATTCTTCTTCTGGATGAGATTGACCTGGCATCTAACAAGATTATGTGTCTGCAATCTGTTCTGGAAGGTAAAGGTGTCTTTCTGAAGAAGATTGGCAAGCACGTTGCTCCAAAGGCAGGATTCAATGTGATTGCAACTGCAAACACCAAAGGTAAAGGTTCTGATGATGGTCGTTTCATCGGCACCAATGTGCTGAATGAAGCATTCTTGGAACGATTCCCGATTACCTTCGAGCAGGAATATCCTACTATTTCTGTGGAAACCAAAATCTTGACAAAGGTGGCAGAATCACTTAATATTCCTATGATTGGTGAGCACACCGATTTCATCAAACACCTCTGCACTTGGTCTGAGATTATTCGTAAGACCTTTGCTGATGGTGGTATTGATGAAGTGATTTCTACTCGTCGTCTGGTTCATATTATCAAAGCATATTCTATCTTTGGTAAGAAAGACAAAGCACTCAAAGTTTGTCTGAATCGTTTTGATGATGAGACGAAAGCAACATTTGTTGAACTCTACGACAAAATTGACGCAGAATTTCAACAAAACAACACAGAAGAGGGGTGATTCCCTTTTCTGTGATATATAGAACAAACTTTGCCCTTTTTCTTCCTATGACTCAACTTTTTCTAGATAAAGACGCAGATACAATCTACGAAGAGCTCCAAGAAAATAACATCGAGGACAATCAAGAAGAAGAGTATAGAGAGGATAGAATGGACCAAATGATTTCAAGATACGGCTATTGAATGGAGGAATGAAAATGACTCAAGAAACCAAGGATTTAGTCAATCTTGATAAACACGAAGACCTAGAAAGTTTCGCAGAATATCTTGGGATTGATTATGAAGACCTTTACCAACTTCATCATAAGATTCAAAACGAAGATATTGACTTTGATGATTGGTCGAGGTAAAATTTGAAGAGAGAGTTCCTCTCTTTTTTATGGGCACGTAGCATAATGGATAATGCACCAACCTTCTAAGTTGTCTATTGCTGGTTCGAGTCCAGCCGTGCCTGTTTGTTTACTTTATAATGCTTATGAACACTGACGGATACATTAGCAGTGATGGGATGTGGGCAGCAGTGCCCTGGCACAAAAATAAGTATATCTCCATTTATAATGGAGAACAAATATGTGTTCATCATTCCCTTGAAACCGCAAAGAAATTTATTCAAAAGGAAACTCGTAGAAAAAAATGATTAGTGTAATTGAAACCTTTCAACAAAACGAAAATGAAATCTATGTTCGTGGTATTGTGGAAGATGTAATTGAGATTTATCCTGCTACTCTTTATGACCCACCAGAATATGGTCCAGCACTTTGTGAAGCAAGTTTTGAACTGGATGAAGATGAAGTTATTCCTAAAGATGAAGATGCTTTGCTTGATTATCTAAATGAACTTTACCTTGATTGGAAAATTGTAGACACTAGTGATTGCAATCTGGGATTTACTGATTAGATAGATATAGAATTAGGAGTAGGGTTATGGTTGCTCTGATACTTTCAACAACCATTATATCTTGTTCGCAAGCAATTCAATTGATTGATAATGTAGTAAATGTGGTTGGTTTGAATAATCAACAAAAAACAGAAATCATTAAAGAAATAAAAAAGATTGTCCCATCCTGTCCAGTTATTGTAAAAGAAAATAAAAATGCCAAACCAATCAAAAAATCAAGCAATTGACCTGATGCTTGAAGACCTTCATACAAAAAATATTGAAATTCGAATGACAGCAAAAGAACTTGGTTGCGAAGAGGAGTTGGAAGATTTGAAAATAAATCTTATAGAATATCTTTATTCCTTAAAACAATGACATCCTATTACCTTTGGTTTGGGATTTTTATCTTTGTCTTCTACCTTGTAGCAACGGATGATAGTGTTGCTTATGCTTTCTTATTGGTTTCTAAAATTATAAAGTTTCAATACGAAAAAACAAAGTGGTGGTTGTTGAATAATCCGAGAAATCCAGTGGTGAAGTGGTTGATGTGGAAAAGAGCATTGAAACTTGCAAAAGAACTTGAAAAAGAATTTAAGAAGTGATATAATTAGTATTGTGTTTATTCACAAACATTATGTCTAGAACTCATCGCAATCTTGAAGGAATGAATAGCGGAGCACTTCGTTTTCCGCATACATTCAATGAAATACGTCAACTGGATGGAGTATTACACGAAGAAGACTTGGAGGGTCTTCCTGTTTCAGGTTTAAATCATATGAGAGCAAGAGAGCATAATTTGCCGACTGCTTGGAATGACAAAGTTGTGAGTGGGTATTATCAAGAGGATTATGAAGAATAAGTGGAACGTTAATCCACAATCAGCAATCACTGTCGCCCGTCTAATCTCAGAATTAGAGGGCGTTTCTTATATTTTGGATTGTTTAGACGAAGCAGAAGATTTTAAATACATAGAAAAATTAAAAGAAAAGTATTATAAAGAGTATTTTAAGAAAAAGAAAGAAGAGAAAAACGTTCAATAAATAACACTATATCTGGGATTTTATAATGCTTTCAACACAGTATCGTTTGCGTCTTGAAGCAATTTGTTCAAAAATTATACATCGTGAAGAAGTTAGTCTGGAAGATATGATTTGGTCGGAGAAACTTGCAAAAGCAAATCGCACTGCTGGAACAATGCTTAGGCAAGCAAGAAGAACCGCAGAAAATCCCAATATGCAAAAAGGAGACCTTGATGATTTTTTAAATCAACTTGATATTGGAGGAACTGGCAATGAAAGATTTGGTATCGGTGGATTTGATAGTGTCGATGATATTATTGATTTCTTTAGTGAAGGTAGAGATAAACCAGATGATTGGAGACAAAGAGATTAATAAATAAAAGAAAAAGTTTAAGATGAAATCTTTTAGAGAGTTTCAAGAGCAAGTAGAAGAAGCACAAAAAAGAGCACTTGCATCTAAAGAACGTTCTATTGATTATGCAAAAACACAAGTTCGTGCTGGTATGAGACATAGAGCTCATGTTCATAGAGAGCTAGCACAAAAACAAAAAGTTGAAAAAAATATGATGTGAGACACTTCACAAAGTGTCCCTCACCCTTTCCCGTTCTTGGGAAAGGGTGTTATAATATGGAGAGAACCCAGGAGCACCACTATGCCCGAAGAAAACACTAGTTATGTTTATCTGACTCACGAAGAAATGCTGGAAATTGCAGCACAACGAGAGAAGGGAAATCAACAAGTAGAAGAAACAATCGAAGAAGATGAAACCAAATGAAAAAGAAATCAGAAACGATTGAGTTCCCTCACGTACAGTTTCCTATTCTTGTTATACATAAAGATGGAAAGGAATTGAAAGACACTAAAAAGTGTTATTTTCAAAATATGAATCACGCAGAGAAATACATCTCTAAGTGTAAATTGAAACAAAAAGATTATCAACTATTCATTAAACCTGGAACAAATGTGGAGACTGTGGTGCAAGGCACTGGGAGAAAAAGTAGGAAAAAACAATAGAGAAGCAGATAAGATTGCACTTATCAGAACAATTCTGTTTGCAACTTATTTGATTACCAACATATTCATATGTGCTGGGGTCATTCGTCATTGGAATGATGAAACCACAATTTATATTCAAGTCGATGGAGTTCAAAGTGGAACAACTTTATGATGATTGCTTTTATGTAAAGCAAAAGAAATGGGGAACTTGGGGCAGTTACGATAAAGATGGCAAACCAATTATTACTTCATTGACTGAAGATAATTGTGTTAGGGCTACAAGATATTATTTGAAGTGGAAACAAGAAGGCAGCCTAAATGATGTAGGAGTTTCCTACGAGGGCACAGTGGGTGGAAAACTTTAAACATGGGGATAAAGTAATTTATATTGGTTGTACTCAAGACCAAATTAATTGGGGAAACAATGATGACCCAAGAAAAATTTTATTTGAAAATACTGCATATTTTGTAGAAACAATAAAAATTCACTCTCAACATACAAAATTGACTTTGAGAGGAGTTTATGGTAATTTTAATAGTGTATGCTTTAAAAAAATATGACTAAAAGAACTTATACGCAAAAAGATGGAACAGTTTGGGAATGGGAAGAAACTGCAGAACTTTCTAAGTTCATTAAAAAATTGCACACAAAAGAGCCAATTCCCCCAACTAGACCCAACAACGCCGTGGTTTGAATTCAACAGTTATGTTGAATGTTGTAATAGTTTAGAAAGACCAATTCGTATTCAAGGATTTATGAGATACCAAGCATATCTTAAAGAAATAGGAGTAATCTAATGTTTAGGTGGATTGATAATTTTCTCAAACCGTATCAAGTTTCAATATCTGATAGTTCTATGTTTCAAAAAATTGTTATGTTAGAAGAACGTATCGTAAAATTGGAACAGGAGAATGTAGAACTTATAAATTCTCTGTATGAAATTGAAAACAGACTACAAGCAAAGATTGACAATATTCACCCCGTAACTTATAATCTAAGTAATTATACTCTTGACAAATGACTTTTAATGTAACTCTCCGTTCCGCTGATGGAACCGAACAAACTATCCAGTGTCCCGAAGACCAATACATTCTTGATGCTGCTGAATATGCAGGTATTGACCTTCCTTCCAGTTGCCGTGCTGGTGCTTGCTCTGCTTGTGCTGGTAAGGTTGTGGAAGGTGAAGTGGATAATTCTGAACAATCTTTCCTTGATGATGACCAAATGAATGAGGGTTTCTCTATGCTTTGTGTTGCATATCCTCTGAGTGATTGTGTAATTCTTACGGAGCAAGAGGAGAATCTCTGATGTATGAAAATCTTTCTCAATACGAAAGAGCACTAGCACGTTTTGGAGATAAAGTTGGACTTATTGCGGGATTTGAAATTAGTGGAAAACTTTCACCTGAAGATGCTTATCAACAAATTAAAGAACTCTATAAAGACCTTAAGAAACTGCGTAAAAAAGAAAGACGTATCTGGGGCAATACGGGCATCGGAACTACGAAAGTGCTCTAAATGTAATGAAGAAAAACCATTAGACAAAGAGTATTATCAAGTTGTAAAATCATTTAAACACGGATATTCATATTACTGCAATGAGTGCAACAAACCCAAACCAAAAGATTGATACTTTAAAGATTACTCAAAATGAAGATGGGTCTTATACTATGGACTGGGACAAGGAAGACCCAAATTGGAAGTGGTTGAATGGATTGACTTCCAAAGAGATACAGGTTATTATGGAACAAGCAATCAAGGACTTTAATAATGAACTTTGACTACAAGAAGCATTCTCTTGAAAGACTTGAAGAGTGGATGAATGATGCTCTTTTGTCTTCGGAGGCATCTCCACAAGAAATATATGATGTAATTAAAAAAGCAACCGAAGAAAACTACCATTATTTCAAACATCACACAGGACGATGCTATGAACTTCTTGCTCTTCTGAATGGTAATGGTAAAGGTCATATTCCAGCATATGATGAATATGTTGATAAAAAAGAAAATCTTGTATGTGATAAGGATGATTTATCACCCGAATGTAAGAAATCCTGGAATGATTTTTGGAAAGTTGGGGAAGAATCTCATTATCCAGAAGAAGTAAAAGATAATGGTGTGCGTCCTTGTGGTCACAATGATATGAAAGCACTTCGTTATACTGATGAAGAACTGGATGCAATGTGTGATGCTGCTGAAGCAAAAAACAAAGTGAAAACTTGGGTGGTTCCTGTTGATGATGACTACAATGTCACATTTCCAGAAGACCTTTTAGAACAAATTAATTGGAAAGCAGGTGATGCAATTGAATGGCACAATCAAGGTGATGGTTCATTTAAACTGATTAAAAAGGAGAACTAAAAATGGCACTGGGAACACAAGTAGAAGAATCACTTAAAGAAGCACAAGAATCACTTCGCAATTCCCTTGCTTTTGCTGCAAGAACAGAACGACCAATGGTTTGTAGTGTGATTGCTGATTTAATTAGTCGTATTGATAGTGTAATACACACTGATTCTTTATTGGATAAACTGGAATCACGAAAACCAGGAAGTAGTGGTTTTTTCGGAACTATGTTTGGAGAATGATGACTGAAAAACAACCTAACGAATTTGGTAAAGCACTACAAGAATGGTGGGATTCTGATGCTTGTAAAAAACTACAAGAAGCATCAGAACAATCAGTTCAAAAAGCAGTAGGAAAGTATCATATGCTTTCCTCTGAAGATAAGTATGATATGGTCCAAGCAATCTGTCATATTATGTGTAAAGCAGAAAAAGAAGGAACCAGTCATCGTGGTCTTCAAGATGCTTTGGGTATCTATCCTGAAGGATTTTGGATTTCAGAACTAATGGACGTTCATAATTCTTTGTGGTCTGAATTTCATAAACGTAAAAATGATGCTGAGTTAGACCGAGAAATTCAATTGTTACGAGACTTTACGGAAACCTGAAGACATCCTTAAGGAAACGACATGTACCTAGATAGTGTGTTAGAATGCTAATATAAGAGTAGGGGAGTTTTCGATGAGTTTAAGTAAAGAAGAATTTGAAGAAATGGATGTTTTACGCAAAGCAATTTCGCAAAATCCAGCATATGTGCATCCAGAAAAGCAAGAACGATTTACTGAACTCTTCGTCAAGTCTCTTTCTTATGTTGATTCTCCCATATATGATAAATAATCAGAGATATTTTTGTGTCTAAATGCTCCAAGAAGCAAAGAAAAGAGAGAAAGTTGCTAATGCATTTTTAGCAGCAACAATGGCAGCATCTGCTGCACAATCACCAAAGGATTTTGTGAAAACTGGACACATTGAAGCACCTGGAACTGCTTTGATGCAAATGTGGGCAAAGAAAAGAGGTGAAGCAGAGAGAAACTTAGATAGTGGAAGAGTTTCACATCCAGCAAGAAATCGCAAGAAAAAAACATTCAAAGAGTTTGTAGAAGAATCATATATTAGTGAAGCACAAAGACATTTTTCAAGTAGAGCAGAACTTGAAAAACATCACGGTGGAATTCCATCTGGATATTATGCAAACAATGCTGGCAGCACTGAAAATCCAAAGTGGAGATTAAAACCAAAAGAAGGTGGTGTTAAGGAAAGACAAGCAAGAGCAGAAAGAATTGCAAGTCTAAGTTCTTCATCAGAAAGAGAATCGGCAGATACTAAAGTAAGAAAGTTAAAAGCAAAAGGATTAGAAGCACATCATATTACTCCAACACATCATTCTGCAAAATTAAAAGCATCTATGAGTGATGCTGAGTGGGAAGCAAGAAAAGCAAGAGATGCAAAGATTGGTGTTTATCACGGGCATCATCCGAAGAATGTGATGGGCACAAAGAAATCCACTGACCCAGCAGATAAACCTGGAATTTACCATCGTGCTGGTGGAGCACACGAACTTGAAGGAAAGACAAAAGATATTGTTTCTGGACCAGGAAGTAGAGAGTCTGCAATTAGTCACAAAGAACTTCTTGCTGCTGCAGCAAGAAGAGCAAAGAGAAAAGCAAATAAATAAAAATAAAAGTTAGAAAAAGATGAAGACCTTCAGAGAGTTCTTAGAAGAAGCATATCTCGTTGAGATGCGTAAAGAGGATAAAGTTGCTGGAAAGAAGAAGACTCCTCTTTATCTAACTAAGAAATATAAAACTGTGCAAAAAGCACCAGAAGGTAGTGGTAAAAAGTGGGAAACAAAAACTGTTGAGAAAAAGCAAATCAACCCTACTGCTGACCTTGGAAGATACAAGCAAGGTAAAGTAGGTGGTTATCCAGCAATTCAGGCAGGTGGAACTCACGGAGGACCTACAATGGGATTCAAACCACACGAACATGGTGAAGGTGGTTCTGGAAGAGGAGTGAAGAAGGAGAGAGGTGCAAAGACTGCACCAAAACCAGGAACAACTGCAACTGATAGAGTTCAAGCAAAACGTAAGGCAGCAGATTCTTGGAGAGGTCAGTATGGTGGTAGATATTCCATCTGGGGATCAAAATGAAAACTTATCAAGAATTTATTTCAGAAGCAAAGAAGTGTTGGCCTGGATATAAGAAGAAGGGCACTCAAAAACTCTTTGGAAAGACTTACAATCGTTGTGTAAAAGAAGATATTGAAGAACTTGAAGAAAGTTCTGGTGGTGAAAGAAGTGGTAAAAGAACCAGAGGTAAAGTAACTCTTGCCCGTGGTCGTGGTGCTGATATGGATAGACAAGAGAGAACTACAGCATCAGTTGCAAAAAAGGCAGGACTCAAAGGAACTGGTAAGTATTCAACTAAAGATTTGAGAACCAAAGCAAAAGATTATACAACTTATGATAGTGAAGATACTGAAGATGATTATGGAAGCACTGAGCAAGACCATTATATCCGCACATATTCATCAGCAAGAAAAGCAGCAAAGGGAGAACAACTCATTAAGAAGTTCAAATCAGCAGGAAGAACTGCGACTGGAATGACTAAACTCAAGACTGCACCTTCAAGTGAAAGTGTAAGAAGGGTGAAGGACTTGAAGAAGAGTATGTCTAAATCAGGTGCTAATAAGAGAGGTAAAGTTCACACTGTAGATGTAATGCATCGTGATAGTGATGTTGGTAAAGGTGATAAAGACCAACAAATGGAGAGGGGTAGAAACTTTATTCAGGCACTTAAAGATACTCCGAAACATTTAAAGAGGGCAGGAGCAAAGAAAGGTGATACTGTAATTGGAAAACCAACTGCTGTGATGTCTGGTGAAGACAAGAAGACTGGTGAAGCAAAACGTGCAAAACTTTATAAGAAAATCTTCGGCAAAAGGAGCACTGAAAAGTCCGCAAAAACTGGATTGATGACTGGTAAAGTTGATGAAGAATTTAAGCAAATGCCTGGTGAATTAATGAATCGGCAAATAAGAAAACTGAGTCAAAGTCAATCTAATTTGAGAAAAGGAAGACAAACTGAAAAAAAGAGAGATAGAGAAATTAAATATGATATGCAAATAAAAAGAATTCAAATGGCAGGAAAACAAGATTATAATAATGGAAAAGATTCTTATGATGTATTTTACAAAAATCCATTAGAAACTGGAAAAATTGTTAATCATAGATTTAGATAAGATTGAATAATATATAAATAAATACAAAACGATTTGTAACGATGAACTCAAAAGACCTTTACAATCTCCAAGAAGCTTATACTCAAGTTTATAATGAACTTGATGAAGAGAGAGCACCTGGTGTAAAACCTTATAAACCAAGTCGAACTCAAGCAGAAATTAGAGCAGACGAAAAGAAAGCAGCAAAGAAAAAAGCAGATGCTGGTAAAGATAAATCAGGTTACGGTCCTGAAGAGAAGTTCAAAAGTGATTGGAAACTTCGTGCAACTCCATCTTCAAAAAGTAAGAGAAAGGATGGAACTGAAGAAACAGTTTCTCAAAGAATGAATAGAGAAAAGCCTTATGTGAAGAGAATGACAGGTCAAATGGCAAGAGAGTATGGTAGCCGTCATGCTGCTGAAGTTACTCGTGTTGTCAAAGGTGCTGGAGAACCACAAGCAGTTACATATCCAAGAAAAGGAACTAAGAAAGAAGATTTTGATATGTTTGATTTAATTCTTTCGCATCTTCTTGATGAAGGATATGCTGATACTCAAGAAGCAGCAATTGCAATTATGTCAAATATGAGTGAAGAGTGGAGAGATAGCATCATCGGTTGAGGACCACTTCCCAAACCGTCCCAAGGTGCCCCAAAGGCACCTTTTTTTATGCTATGATATTGGAAATCCAAGAAGACTATGGAACTGACTGTACTTGCTTACAAACTTGAAGATGGATTGTGGGCATTCGACCATCCACATAATAATACGGTTCAAGAACTCTTGATGAATGGAACCGAAGAAGCAATTGACGAGCACTTTTATTTTGAAACTGGACGACACGCAGTTGCAGAAGACCAAATGGAAATCAGTTTGAATACAGAAGAACCTGATGATTATGATACTTTGCTTGTAAAAGAAGTATCTGATGAAGAAGGAACGACTTATAGTGATACGACACTTTGTATTCCTGTGTGGCTGTGTCCTTGGTTACAAGGATACTTTGGTGAAGTTCCTGAAGAAATTTATGTGAAAGTGCGTCCCATCAATCAAGGACTTGAATCTTTTGTGAAAAGGACAGGGATGAGACAGTTGCTGAACCGTCCCTGACCCTTGCCAAGACCCCAGAACCCGTGCTATGATTGCAAGGTAATCAAATGAATGAGGCAAATGGAAGTCCTTGAAGTGACAAACTCCTCTGCTGTTGCTAAAGTTTCTTTTAATCAAGAAACCAGTGAAGTCGGTGTTGCTTACACTTACAAACCTGATAAGTTTTATATCTTCAAGTGTGATAGCATTGAAGGTTTCAAAGACAGTCTTTATACTGCTTTTGATAATGGAGAAAGTGTAGGTAAAATGATTTCTCAAATGAAGAAAGATGGTATGCTGATGAGTGTGTAAGTTCTCATCTTTTTATGCTAAATAGGTGTATGTATATCACCATAACACCATTATGTTTACCACTATTACTACTTGTCAAGGTTGTAGATGCGACATTCTTAATGAAAGAATGACAAAAGGACGACTAAAAAAATGGTGTAGTAATGCTTGTAGACAGAAATGGCGTTATAAAAATGATGAAAATATCGTGAACAGAAACACTTATACCGAACAAAAAGCAAGAGGTTATTCCAACAAATGGAAATCTCTTCAATATAAAGGTGGTAAGTGCCAATCTTGTGGAGAAAATAGACCAGCAACTCTATGCTTTCATCATAGGGACCCTTCCCAAAAAGAATTAAAACTTGATGGGAGATCATTTGCGAATAGGAAATGGAAAACCATTAAAGAAGAAGTTGACAAATGTGATCTTCTTTGTCACAATTGTCATCATATATTACATTATGGTAATAGTTGGGAAGAGTTCTTACAAACGCTCGTCTAGCAATCTGGTAGAATGCTCCAAACTCATAATTTGGCGGAGAAGGGTTCAATTCCCTTGGCGAGCATCGCCGTGGTTCAAGACTTTAGATAAAATCCAGTGGGGCATTTATCAAAGAGTTTTGATTTAGACTCACAACCACACGGCAACCCTTGACAATCACAACTCTCTGTGGTATGATTGTCTTATGGGAGTATGGTGGAATCGGTAGACACACCAGACTTAAAATCTGTTGACCTTAAGGTCGTGGGAGTTCAAGTCTCCCTACTCCTATTGCCCGAAAGGGCAAATCGTAAACTCTAACTTATAGAATTATCTAACTTATGATTACGACTACTGAATTTAAAAACATCTGTGAAACTGAATTTGACTGGAACCTTATCTTTGGGGCAGTTAAAGATGCTTATTCTGATAAAGGATTTAAGAGTAATTCAGATAACTTTTTGAGAGCAAAAGTATTTGAACTTGCTATTGCTTGTTTTTCACAGGTTGAATATATTGACGAAGATGGTGTTGATTTTCTCTTGAAAGTTCTTGAAGAACTTGTTCGTATTGAAGCAAAGTTCCTCAAAGGTTTCTTCAAAAAAGATGGAACCTGCAAAGATGTTAAGATGAAAAACTACCGAGGAGATGTGAGTGAAGTTGCATTCAATCGGTTCAAAACAGAAGACAAGTTTGATTATGTAATGATTATCGACCGTGATGCTTATCGAGTTGCTATTGCTTCTCGTGAGACAGCACAGAAGTATTATGTAAGCAAAGGTGATGGGGTAATGGTTCAATTTCCTATCAATGAACTCACTGTTCTTGATTTGGATATTGCTAACTTTACTTTTCCTGCGTCTCCTGATAGACTGTCTGACCTTCTTCGTGAAACGATGAATAACTGGATTAAGAACCGATGAAACAATTTCCGTTAAAGACAATGCTCCGTTACCCTGGAGGCAAGAGTAAAGCATTAAAAACTCTTGCTCCTTGGTTTCCAAGTGACTTCAAAGAGTTCCGTGAACCCTTCTTGGGTGGTGGAAGCATTTCTTTAATGGTATCACAAAACTATCCAAAAGTTCCCATCTGGGTCAATGACAAGTATTATTACTTGTATAACTTTTGGGTTCAACTTCGTGATGACGGACAAGTTCTTAAAGATAAGTTGAGAGCAATCAAAGAAGAAGTGAATGGTGATGATAATGCACACCGAGAACTCTTTGATGATTACTCTCACACGATTGGTAATCTTGAACCAATCGACCAAGCAGTTGCGTTCTTTGTAATGAATAAGTGTTCTTATTCTGGTCTTACAGAGAACTCAACATTTTCAGTTCAAGCATCACGTTCTAACTTCTCATTGGTTGGTATTGATAAACTTCCTAGGTATTCTTATATTATTAAGGACTGGAGGATTACAAACATTGACTATGAAGAAGTGATGAACGCAGAGGGTGATGATGTGTTTGTATTTCTTGACCCACCTTATGATATTAAGGACTTCCTTTATGGAACTGGAAGAAAACTTCACTCATCATTCTCTCACGAAAGATTTGCTGATGATGTGGATAAATGTCCTCATCGTTTTATGATTACTTACAATCTCAATGATTGGTTATTGAGTCGTTATAAAGAGTATAATCTAAATGAATGGAAGTTAAGGTATTCGATGGTTCATCGTGGTGAGAAAGGAACTCAGGACAATGTAAAGACTGAGTTGCTCATTACCAATTATACACTTGACTCCGTTGTATAGATAGTGTATAATTGATGAATGGAAGTGTGTCCGAGTGGTTGAAGGAACTTGTCTTGAAAACAAGCATGGTGAAAGCCATCGTGGGTTCGAATCCTACCACTTCCGTTGCTCCTTATGGAGCATAATGCCCTTGTAGCTCAGTGGTAGAGCAATGGTTTTGTAAACCATTGGTCGCAAGTTCAAATCTTGTCGGGGGCTTGACAGAATTTTGATTCTGTCTTACAATCAAATAATGCGGACATAGTTCAGTGGTAGAACGATATCCTTCCAAGTTAGATGTCGTCGGTTCGAATCCGATTGTCCGCTCCAGGGAGATTAACTCAGTGGTTAGAGTGTCTGCTTTACACGCAGAAAGTCCACAGTTCGAATCTGTGATTTCCCACTAGCAATCATAAGATTGCTAAACATTACGGGGTGTAAGTCAGCGGTAGACGGTTTGCTTTGGGAGCAAAAAGACACTGGTTCGATCCCAGTCACCCCGACTTGGAGAATCTAAATATCTCCAAATACTACAAATTCATTATGTCCTTAATTTCACAAAGAGATAGAGAAGTTGTAATTGAAGCACTGGACTTTTATCTTTTCAATAAAGGTAATGACTTTACTGAAGAAAAAAGAATGGAACTCAATGCACTTATGAATTGGATTAAAATCGAATACAACAAGAATGAAAATTAATCTTTGGTACTGTAAAGAAATGAATCAATGGAGATGGACTCTTTGTGATGATCATCGTCCAATTGTTAAACAAGAATCAGGTCAAAGAGAAAATCTTCGTGATGCTATGAATGATGTAGCAAACACTGTTGAGTATTTAATGAATACTTGACGTTTTTATAATCCCCACGACCAAGCAAGCGAATGGGCCGAACTGTTAATTCGAGATAGCTAGGAGCGTTACCTAGGTGGGGAGTTTGAGTGTATTAATTACACTCATTATGGGGGCATAGCTCAATTGGTAGAGCACTTGATTTGCATTCAAGAGGTTTCGAGTTCGAGACTCGATGCTTCCATTGTGGAGAGTAAGGGAATATTATAAATAACTATAGTTGTGGAGAGCACTATGGTTAGTTGTATTTGTAAAAAATGTGGGTCGCAGTTTGAAAAAATTAAAAGTGAATATAATAGGAAAATTAAATTGGGAACTCCATTTTTTTGTAGTTTAAAATGCTCCAGCAGTTCTCATGATACTTCTTATTTGGATAGTTGGAGAAAAAGTGAAACTAACAAAAATTTTATAAAGCAATTTAGTGGAAGTGATAAAGATGACTATTCTTCTTTTAGAGAAACTTTAAAAAAAGTTAGAAGCAGAAGTAAATCTAAAAATAGAGAATGTGATATTGATTTGAATTATCTAAAAGAAGTGTGGGAAATACAAGAAGGCAAATGTCCTTATTTAAAAAGAGAATTAGTTCTTCCTTTGACTGACCAATCTCACGATAAATCAAATCCAAATTTAGTTGCTAGTTTAGATAGGATTGATAGTTCAAAAGGATATGTAAAAGGAAATATACAATTTATTAGCACGACTTTAAATTTTGCTAAAAACAAATATGCTGAAGATGTTCTCTTGAATTTAATTGAAATGTGTGCTACTATATAAAGAGTTCAAGAGGATAAACCTCTATATTCCAACACATCGGGGCAGTACCGATTATCTCCATTTCGTGGGGATAAAATAGAATCGACTGGGATGTATGTATTATCTGTTGACGGAACAAACAAACAAACGTAAACAACATTGTTGCTTTCTCTCGTCAAACAGTTTCTGTTTGAACTAAACGAGTGAGGGGGTTATAAGTTTCCTTCTTACCCAAAACTTACAAGGAGGTGTAATGCCTCCTATTTTTGTGCCTTGTGTCACTGTGAGGACTGGCACACAACCCCTCCAATGCCCTTGCAGACCTGCTATAATTACAGAGTAATCAAACAAAGCAAATGAGTACAAGGTCACGCATCGGTATTGAACTCTCTGATGGTTCTGTATTATCTTCTTATCACCATTGGGATGGATACCCATCTTGGTTGGGTCGTATTCTTACTACTCACTACAACTCCAAATCTCTTGCCGAAGAACTGATTGATGGTGGTGATATGAGTTCTTGCTGGACTGATACTCCATTTGATTGTGATGGTAAAGCATCCAAGTATGGTCCAAATTATTATTCCCTCCGTGGTGAGGATTGTCCTCCTCGTCTTGATGCTAATCTCAATGAGTATCTTGAAAATGGTGAAGAGTATGCTTATCTCTTTGTAAATGGAGAATGGGTATGCTATGATTGTTATAAGTATGAAGACGGAAAAACGTTTGAAGTCGTTGAAATCCCCTCTGGTGCTCTTGCAGTATGATGACTAAAGAAAAACGTAAAATGGTGAATGTTGAACCAATTTCTTCAAAAGCAAAGAATCGGTTTGCAAACATTATGGATAATCTTCACGGATGCCACGTAGAACAAGAAAAAGGTGATATGATATTTCTTGCCTCTTTGAATAGGAAATACTTTATGTGGTTGCCGAAGAATGGAAACGAACATTGGAGGATTGTAAAATGACAGTAGAACTGAATAAACCAGAGATTGATGCTATTCTGACTTCACTTCAATTGCTTTCAAAACAAAATCAAATGATTGTTGAAGAAACTCTTTCGATTTCTGTCAATCAATTGTATAATAAACTCACAAGCATTCAAGAAGAACTTTATTATTCTCGTTAAATCAAATGACTTACGACGCAACGGTAAAACTCTGCTACATCAACAACACTGAAGCAACTATTTCGAGTAAATATTTTCCAGAGATTGTTGATAAGCATTCAATTACGATTGAAGCACCTGCTCAAGATATGAATGTTTATCAGCACTTTGAACTGTTCAAGGCATTTCTTCGTGCTATGGATTTTGCTGAGTATAGCATTATGGATGGTGCTTGCCGTCTTGCATTCAACGATAGTAACGATGGAGAACAGATGAAGAAGTTGATGAATGAATATGAACTGCAAGATAAGCAATATCACACTGATGATGAGTATTATGCATTAAAGGAAGAAGTTCGTGAGTTAAAAGAAAAACTTGCAAGAGTTCTTCCAGAGCAATATAAAGAGTGGAATGGTTTAGTTCCTGGTTCAGATCAAGCATGTAGAGCAGGTTGCAAGTGCCCCGTGATGGACAATGCAGAGATGCCTAATGACCGTAAATGGGTGAATGGTGACTGTCCTCTTCATGGTAAAGCAAAATGAAACCTAACTAATGAACTCTTTGTGTGAATGATTTGAATTTGATGATGAAAATGTCTCTGATTGATACTCTCAACTACTTTATAGAAGACCAAGAAGGGCACCTACAATGTCTTGAATGGGACATTAGAGAGGAAACTAATTATGAGAACAATGACCTTGATTGGTATTGTGAGCAGTATGATGAAGCAAAACAACGAGTAGAAGACCTTAAACAAATTAAAACTATCTTGGAGAAAAATGAGTCGGTTTAGTACTACTGTTTCAACGATTGCTGCTCTGGGTACAATCGCAGCAACTTCTATTACTGCATATAAGGTCTTTGACAATCAACAAGAGAATAGTCAGAAACAACAGGTTATTATTGAAGACCTAAAGCAACAACTAGAAGCAAAAAAAGAACAACCTATTACTCCTCAAATTCAAGTAGTTCAGCAACCTGTAACTCCTCCAGTTCAAGTGGTTCAACCTCCTCTAACTCCTCCCCCTCCTGTGCTTCCCGAAAAACCATGATTGCTTTTCTTGCTGCTTCTACAATTCTTCAATATCCCACACACTCATATCAACTGGAACATATGCCAGAAAGTGTAGCACGATATTGTGCGAGTGCTGTGGGTATTCCTTATGCTTCAGACAACTTCAGTCGTAATGATTGGGAACGATTTAAAGAATGTGCCTATATGCAAATGGAGGAGAAGAAATGACTTATGAAGTCCAAACTTATGATTCCACAGATAAGACTGTGTATTATGAAGTTGTAGAAGATGCGATTGATTATGAGGATGCTCGTGATATAATTGTAGAGAAGTATCCAAACCGTAAAGTAATTGCTGTGATTGGAAAAAACAAATGAGATTTGAAAACCCAACAAAATGGGAACTCTTCCTTGATGGATTTCGTAATGTCCTGTATATTCTTGACTGTTATGATGACGGTGATGAATGGGGTTATGGTGAGTTCTGGGAGAGTTTGAGTATTGGATGGTATCGAGAATACATCTATCCTTATGATGACCCATACAATCTAACCATCAGTCCAGAACGCAGGTTGAGATTAGCACAAGAACCTGAGAGAATTACTTTGTCTGCAGAAGCATATGATGAACTTGTGCGACGAATCAATGAACCACAAGACCCTGCTGTGGTGGAAAGAATTAAAGAACTTATGAATCGTAAAGCACCTTGGGATGAAACAAATGACTGAATTTCAACCAACTCCCCAGACACCAGAGCAAGTGGATACTGGTCTCCGTGATGCCTTTAGACAAGCAATCAAAGATGGTGTGATGGATGCTACTCCTTATTTTAAACAAATGACTTTCAAATCTGATATTGAAAAAACAGAAGCAGAAATCAAAGTGCTTCAAAAGAAACTGGAACTCCTCAAAGAGATTGAAACACATAAATCTCAACCACCAAGAATGAACCTTCAATATACTGTTAAGGGTGAGGTTGTCTCTTATAATGATGAGGTTTATTATCGTCTTGACTTTTCTGGTATGAACCACAATTGGTATAAGAAAAAAACTGATAATGGTGTGATTTTGGTAAAAATTACTGATGGTGAAACTCATCGTTTGCTTGAAGGTGTGTGGTTCAACGATGTGAAGAAGGGGAAGTATGATGATGTAGTTGATGAACCTTATAGGAATGTGAGAGCATATTGGGATGAGAAAGATAATCCAAAACCGATGGATGAGGTTGTGAATAGGTTAATTAAAAAACACCAAGCACAAAAACTTTTTAATAGATTGGTAGATGAACTTGGTTATGATTTTGATGCCTGTAATGATATTGTAGATTTGGTAGAAGATTGGCTTCCAAAGTATCAATCTGCTGCTGGTTCACAGAATGTAGATACCGAACTACTTGTTGATGGATTTAATCATTGTCTCAATAAAATGAAGGAGAAACTACGATGAACGATGATATGCCGTGGGTTAATCTCACTCAAGAAGAAATAGAAGAACTCCGCAAACAAAAACACGAATTGACTGAATACGGCAAAGAGAAGTTGAAAGAACTTATGGAGAAAAGAAATGAAACTCTTTGATTATCGCAAAAAAGAAGACTATGGTGTAGAGCATATATTTACTCTTCTCAAAGGTAAAAGACGTTCATTTTTACAACTTAGTCTTGATTGGAGTGAATATCCTGGAAATCCTTATCTTCAAATTGGAATTGGAAACAATCGTGTGATTGATATTCTCTTCTGGTTCTGGAAGTTTGGATTTGCCTTTGAACTTCTTGGTATTACCTGGGGTAGTTGGGATGAGTAGATTTCAAGAAAACCCAGACGAAATTGTGTTGCAAGACATTCAAATGTTTCATCTGGAAAGTATGAATGAAAGAACTCTTTGGATTGGAGTTTATACTGAGGATGATAAAATCTACCACTTGAATATTTCTGCGGATGGTGATAAACTGAAATACTATTGGAGTAAGGAGACACCTTAAGAACTGGCACAAGACCTCACCACAGACCCTGTGGATGCCCTATAATACTCTCATACATAACAAACCAATGACCTACGACCAACTCTACGAGCACATCATTCATTATGTTTCTCAACCACTGGATGATAAACGTAAAGCATGTCTGATTCTTGGTGCTGTGATGGAGTTCAATCTTGATTGTCTTGATGAAGGTATAGACCCACGCACACTTGATATGACTGGTTTTGTGAATGGGAAACTTGATGAACTGGAGGGCAAATGAGGTTTCGTGATATTGAGTTCCGTTGGAGCAAAGTCAACAACAAGTATGAACTCGTCAAGTGGTATACTCACGACTCTGGTGATAGTTGTTATGTCGTTGCCTTCTTCAATAAAACCACAGAAGGTTATGATATGGAAACCATCGGGAATAGGTTCTTTGAGGACAAGGATGCTTGGGTTGTTGGTAAGTATGGTCTAGAGTTTCTAAATGAAATCTTTGAGATTGAAAGGATTGAAGAGGAACTGAAATGAATAAGGACGAATATTACGACTGGATTGCTGAAAATGACACTTATCCAGAACATTCTCATAAGTGGATAGTGGGTCTTTATACTCCTGATGGTGGTAGATTTGATATGCTACACAGATACTTTGGACCTTTTGAAACCAAAGAACAAGCACGGGTATTCGCAGCAGATTATAAGGACAAATACACAAAACCTGGATTTATTTCAAGAACCAAAATCTTTCCTTTGTGTGAGGTAGTAAAGGACACTTGACGAACTGGTACAGGGCATCTCCACAGGTGCCCTTTTTCCTTGTATAATGACTTCATAAGAAACAAACCGATGAAACCACTTAAACTCTTTCAATACGATAAAAAAGTTTGGGATAATGATGAAACTGACCGCACTTGGCAGTTCGGTGTCATCAATAATCGTTCATTACTTTGGGTGAATTATGAAAATCCCAGTAGTTTAGTTCATAGTAATGGTGGATTTCACATCATGCTCTCATTTCTTACTTCTTCTTCTCTTTTTGGAGTAGATTTTCAAGTTGGTAAGGTTGGTTTGAGTTTTAACTTTTTCACAGAATACTTTGATGGATGGAATGACTAAACTCTATAATCGTCCTATGCACTTCTTTGAAAAAATCCAAGTCGGGTGGTGGTGGATTGGGGAAATCTTTGATGAATGGTGCTATACTATGAGAAGTGAAGACGGAGAGTTCTTTAACTATCTTCAAAGTGATTATGTCCGTTATGAACAGGAGATGTATTATGACCACGAATAAAGAACGAGCAGAAGAACTTCTAAAAGTTATTTGTAAAAGTGAAGCACACAATACTGCTTGGATGCTTCAAGAAGTTCTTCAACAACTTCGTAAGCAACTATCAGGAACTAATAAGATTGATTTTACTGATGAACTGGATGTGATGTTTAATGCTGGATGGGATGAATGTCTCAAAGAGATTGATGCTATTTGTGATGAACTTTTAGAACTATGACTGACGCAGCATACAAAGTTTGGGAAGCATTCAAAGCAGAATTGATTGTTGAACCCACAGATGATATGAAGGAAGCACTGGCATCGGCAATCCGTGAGGTTGCTGACCAACTCTACTTTGACCCTGTTGTAGATTATCTAAATCGTCTTTCCTATAATGTGGAGGCACTATGACTGAAAGAGCAAAAAAGATTATGAGAGCATACGAAGCAGAGGATACTTACAACTTTCCAAAAGATGGAGTTGTTGCTGTTATTCGTGCTATTGTGAATGAACATCAATACTATCAGTGTTGTAGAGACCAGGATATAGAAGATATGGTAGTTGATGCTCGATTGCTTTATGAACTTGCTGATGAACTGGAGGCACTATGAAACTCTACAGATACAAGAAAGACGGACACCTTTATACTCTCTATGAGCAGTTGAGACCATTCTATAATCTTGTAGCAGTTCCTTATTTTCCCAATCAAGGTATTCTTGCTAAAAGTAAGAGGAGTATTTCTATGAATGATTTTATCGTTGTTGCTGAACGATGACTGACGAAGAATGGGAAACCGCACTCAAAAGTATGAATGAGGATTATGAAAACATCAAGAAAATTGCTGAGGAACTACGGATTTGTGCTTGTTCTTGGGAACCAAATGTAAGACTTCTTGGTAATGTGAATGCAAAAGATATTGAGCATCTTTGTAATTATGTGATTTACGAGGAACAGAGGACACTTGAAGAACTGGCACAGTAGGCATCCAGAGTGGTCTGTGATGCCTTATAATAGTAGGACAAACAAAGGAACTCCAATGACTGAACAAGAACTAATGGAACTCTGGGGAGATGGAACAGAGTTTGGGATGAGTACTCTTGGTGCTGGTGTAATGACTGGTGCTATGAACAACGCATTTCGTGAGGTTGCTACGAAGTTTGCTCAACGAGTTGCTGAAATTGAATATGAAAGAGGTTATACTGATGGTTGGGATAGAGAAAAATATTCTGGACTTGTAGGAGACCCACAATGACCCTTTCCGCAATCTACTATCATCACTCCCACCTTCTTCCTATTGTTGCTTATAGTTCAAGTAAAGAAAATTTTGTTAGAGTGTGTGAAACCAACCAAGTTGATTGGGCACATTTGATTCATAAGGAAACAGGAGAAATCCTACACACTTGGAGGAAAGAAAATGAATGATTGTTTGGGTGTTGTTGGTAAATGCACCGATTGTGAAAATCCTGTGTTAGAATACCTGTGTAATCAATCTCTTTTGGAAGTGCGACCAGAAAGTAAAAACTTTGACTATTGGTTTTCTTGTAGTAATATTCTATGTAAAAATCATAGTGGTGGAGGTTCTTATGGATATTATTATGATGATTGGGTGGATGTGAAATGAAATCCTTCAACATTAATACCAAGGAGTTGATTATTGATTATGACTGAACCACTATACCTAACCGATACTCATAAAATTCGTAATATAAGTGATACTGACTTTCAGTATTCTTTTCAATTTTGGATTGATGAAGGAACTCATCACGAACTTACTGGTAAATGGAGTGATTGGGAGTTTTTGAAGTTGTATGATACTCTTGATGAAGTAAAAACTATGATTGATGATGAAAACTCTTCGTGGTTTATAATTCATCAAATAAATGATAAATTTGTGTTTATTGACTTACGAAAAGGTGAGGTAAAGTAAAATGACTGAAATTGAAAAAACAGAAGGAGTTGATTATTGATTATGACTGAACCAACCGACGAACAAATTGATGAACTTTGGGATGAGATTGGAGGGTATTACAATCTTTATCCCGAAGTTAGAAATACTATTCGTGAAGCACTTCATCGTTGGGGAAATATTGGGGATGAGGAATGACTAAACTATCAGCAGCAGACCTTATGGTAATCCATAATACTCTTTATAAAAGTTTGAGTGTCGTTGGAAATAGCATTTGGACACAAGAAACCAGAGAAAGAGTTATGGATAAGGTGTCTATTATTATGGAACAAATGAACGCAGAAGTTGTCTGTGGTGATGTAGAACCTATTGTAGTGAGTGGAGATTTGGGAGGATGACTAACCCACTCATAGAAAAATATAATGAACTCTACAATCCAAAACCACCAGAACCTCCAAAACCAGTAGAGAAACCAAAACTATCAAAACTTAAATCTTATGACCTTGATGACTTGAAAGCATCTTTTCAACAAGTAGCAGAAAAAATCAAAAATGGTGAGGCACAGGTGGTAAGTATGAATATGGAAATGGGACATAAGTATATCAATACTACTGGTGCTAGAATTACCTTTGAGGTTTCTTTGGATGACTATTGAAGAACTCCAAAAGTTCTTGGATGATAATAACATCACACTTGAAGAGTATATGAGAGCAAATATGATTACTGATGAAGACAGGAAATATTTTGATAAGATATGGATGGATGCGATTTATAAGAACTTGGGTGAGGACACTTGATGAACTGGCACAGGGGATGCTCTGGGTGCCTCTGTGGGTGGTATGATACTCTCATACACAAAGGAACTCCAAATGCTTGATGCCTTTACTGATTATCCCATTCCATCTTATGGTGATATTGGGGGAGAAAAAGCACCTATTCGTAGAGCAAAAATCCTGACTTATGATAGAAATAAGTATTGTGATGTTCTTGTTTATCAGGTAGATGAGGATGGTGATTTGAGAGGAACTGTTGTGAATTTCAAGCAGTTTTATCTCTATAAAAATGAAGCACGACTTGATGATGGCATTCAATTTACATATGAAGAACTGAAAACTCTTCCTTGGACTGAAATAACTTATCCCAATTCTATTTGATATAATACTCTCATACACACAGAAACCTGATGACTGTTTCCACAACTGACCTTCTTGAACTTTTCACTTACGCAACTCAACTTGGTCTTTCTTATGATGTGAAGGAAGATACGGATGGTGATTACAAAATCAGGTTCTATGAACTTTATACCAATAACTTTGATGAAACAACCTTTATCACTAAAGAATGTGAAAGTAATTGGTATAATTCTGGTTGTTCTTTTGACTATCTAATGGATACTTTTGTGAGTATGTTGAAACAAAAAGAAGAAGAGAAACTCAAAGAACAAAAACGACAAGAACTGATTGCTCGTTTGACTGATGAAGAATTTCTAAAAGAAAAAGCAACAAAAGCAGCAAATGCTCTCCATATGCCTTTGGGTGACATTGAACCACTGAAACTACTACAACTCTATAAGTATTTGTATGTTCTTGTGGGTGGTGATGAAGAACTTATGATACACTGGTTGAATCAACATAATACACATCTTGGGTTCAATCCTGCAGCACACTTGACTGATGCCCGTATGGATGATACGATAAGGTATCTTCAGGGAATGGTAGAGCACTGATGAATTGGTTTGAGTATTATTTCGGACACTGCTTTCAAACTGGTTGGAGGGAGATGTGGAACAACTTCAAGATGTGGAGAGACCTTATTAGTGGAAACTATAAGGACTATGCTCTTCTAAAAACTGACGACCCATATGAAGAATGTTATAATTGGTTCTGGTGTTCTATCAATATGGATGAAACTTTACCAAAAGAGTTTCTTGAGTACCTTATGGAAATGTGCGATAGAATTGATAGAGGTGAAGAGAAACTGATTCCTATGGATGAAGATTTTGTTAATAATCTCAAAGACCTTGTGAAAGATGTGGAGTTAGATGACTGAATTTAATTTAGAAGAAAAAAAGATTATCTATAATGCTGTAAGATTATATCAAATGAATAAAGTTGGTTTAACATCTAAATCATATCAAGTTTGTGATGATATATTGAATAGGTTATTTGTTGAGGTCAAGGGACCAGATGCGAAAGTGTCCCCTGTACCCCCCAAAGCACCAGAGTAGGTGCTATGATACTTGTATCAATGACCTGATTGATGATTTACTCTAATCTTTCTAAAATCAAACCTAAACTTCGTACTCAAGGTAATGTAACTGGCAATTTTGGAAGAGCAAAAACAAAAGCAGGTTCTTCTATGCGTGATATTGGTGTCACAAATGTTAAAGTTGTGAATATCACAAAACAAGAAGACTATCTAAAGAGATTGTATGCTGCTTTTGAAAGTACAAACGACGAAAAACTAAAGAAGTTTATATATACTGAAATTAAAAAAATTATGATTCAACGAGGTGAATGGTAATGGAATCCAAAATCATCTATTCTTATGCTGAAATCGAAAAAGCATACAAGATTCTCAAAGAAGTTGTAGAACGTGAAAATAAACTTCACGAGATGGATATGACTATTATTGGAACTCATTTGGAAACTATTCAATATGAAATTCTTCCTGCACTGGAAGAGATTGTTTATTATGACCCCACTCCATAGTCGTGTGCCACTTGTTCTAGTGGCACAGTAAAAGAGCACAGACCATAAACTGTGGTATTCTTAAAGGGTGGTTGAGACAGAGACCACAATTCTTTTTCTTTATTAAAATGAACTCAACACTTGGATTTCCTCCTGCTGATGACCTTTATGGTAATCTACAGAAGATTGATTATGTGAAGTTTGGTGAAAGCATCATCTTTGTTGTTGCTACGATTTGTGCGATTGTTGTTGGTGTAGTTTCTTATTTTGCTACTGTTGCACAACTGTGGTGGTTGGATAATGGTGAAACTATTGTAAATAGTGTTAAGACAAACAGCAATCGTGTTGTTGATTTTGTTTTTTATACTTCTACCGACCAATGATTTCTGCTAAGTCTCTGAATAAAATTGCTGCTGCACTTGCACCAGAAGTTGTAGAATATATCTACAACGATGAACGATGGATTGGGTTTCTTATTCAAATGATTTCTGATGCAGTAGTAGATAAAATGGGACAACTTGATTACGATTTGCACGGTAATTTGTGCTATGCCATTTCAGAAAACATTGGTCTTTCTGGTGGGGACACTTGCCGAACTGTCTATTGACGGTTGCAAGTGCCCCTTTTTTGTGCTATGATTACGGAGTAAATCAATCAAACGATGAACCAGATTTCAACTTACAATTTCACTGGTGATGGGACTACTATTGCTGGTTTGGGTGGTCTTATTTTTACTTTTGTTATTCTTATTACTGTTTTTCGTAGTTATTTCAATTCTCCTTTCAACAAATGAATTACTCAAAGTCTATTCAAGATTACGAAAAAGAACTCAAAGAAGCAAAGAAGAAGTATGATAAACTTCTCAAGCAAATGAAGAAAGCAAGGTCTTCATTTCAATACGAAAATCTTGCTGATGAAGCAGAAGTTCTGTATGAAGATATTGCTGAACTTCAAATGATTATCACTGATTTGCGAAAGCAAAAGAAACTTGCTGAAATTGATGCTGTTTGATGACTGACCTTTACAAAGAAATCTTGGAGTTTAACAAAATGTCTCTCAATCGTGAAAAACTCATTGAAGATTATGCACAACAAATAATGGATTCAATGGATATGAAGACAATGGAGTGTTTTGTTTATGATACTCTTGTTTCCAATCTCAATGAGTATAATGATGAAGAACTCATCACAGAAGTAAAAGAATACAATCCAGAATTGCTGGAGGACGTTGAGACCTTGTGACACTTTTTTAGGTGGCACACAACACTTTCCAAACGGTCCTGACCATGCTATGATGTATTCATCAAGTCAAGGAGGTTATGATGATTGACACTTGCGTTCTTCACGATGATTACGAGGACTTTGCTAAAAAGTTTCTCGGTGTTGATTATGAAGACTACATTAGTCTTCAACTTGGTCTTCCTGACGAAGATGAAATTGAAATTGAATATCCTTTGGGTGTTTAATTTCTTTTTTGGAAGTGTGGCAGAGTGGTTTAATGCAGGAGATTGCTAATCTCCCGATGTTCTTTAGGGCATCCGTTGGTTCAAATCCAACCACTTCCGCCTCGGGTTATTAACTCAGTGGTAGAGTATTCGGCTTTTAACCGATTAGTCGTTGGTTCAAATCCAACATAACCCATCTGGAAATATAGCTTAGTTGGTAAAGCATTCGACTGATAATCGAAAGACCACTGGTTCAAGTCCAGTTATTTCCATTGGGTATAACAATACCCAAACATTCACCTTGCTTTTATTATAATGTCTGCCAAACTGGTTGCTCTTGCTGCTGAACTCGTTGATACCAATCCTGCTGGTGCTCAACTGATTGTAAATATCACGAAAGCAGAAACTGGTGCTGAACTCGTAGAAGCACTGGATAATTATGATTCTACTGTTCTTGAGAACTACACTCAAGCAGTTGATGATGATGGTTATGTGTCTCTGACTGATGTTGATGGTGCTGTGACTGCTCTCTGATAAAAAGAACAGGTTTTAACTCTGATTTGTTATTTGACATCTAGATAATAAAAGAGTTAAAATCTGTTCACTTATAAATTCATATAAAGGTCGATGGACTATCTAAAACTTGAACCATACCAAACCATACTTGTTCTAAACGCAAGTTTTGAACCTCTTAACTTTTGTAATTGGAAAAGAGCAATTGTGCTTCTTATGAAAAATAAAGCACAAGCACTCGGTAAGAGAGTGATTCGATTGGTAAATTATATTAAGTTACCATATGAAAAACTAATGCAAACCAAACCATCACGAACTATGATTTATAAACGTGATGGGCATAAGTGTCAGTATTGTGGTTCGACAAGAGAATTAACTATCGACCATATTATTCCACGTTCTCGTGGTGGTGAAGATACTTGGGAAAATCTTGTGGTTGCTTGTATGCCTTGTAATATGAGAAAAGGCAACAAACTACTTGAAGATACTAATATGATTCTTCAAACTATTCCAAAGAAACCATTTAATAAAATGTTATTTTCTTTAGATAGAGCAAATGTTCCTGAGTGGAAAGAGTATTGCTATAGTTGATGTGCCACTTCTTCTAGTGGCACAATAAACCCCCACAGACCTCCCTGATGCCCTATAATAGGTTCATACCAAGGAAAGGAGATGACTACCCCAAATTGGCAACATAACTCAGGAAAACAAAAGAATACTAAAGGAACTTGTAAGGGAAAACTTAAATCCCGCAAGCAAGCACTTCAACATCTCAAAAACAAACTGAACTTCAAATGACTACTGCGACTGCTGATAAGGTTCTTCAATACACTCAAACTCTTTGTGAGGTTCTTCGCACTAACTATCAATCGCATCGTATTGATAATCACCGCAAATACATTGAAAAAGGTGAGAATGTAGAATATCATCAAGAGCAAATTGATAAACTTTGTGAAGGTGAAGATGTTCCAGAGTTTTATATCAATACTCTTCGCAAGTACCATAAGATTATAATGAGAGATTATAATCAAAGTCACGTTCATCTCTTTGTAGATAAAGAGACTGCTGATGTTTATAAACCAGCATCGTGGAAAGCACCTGCCAAAGGTATTCGGTACAACCTTCTTGATGATAAGTCTCGTGAGGAAATGTATCAACGTGCTGATTGGAGTGGGCAATATTTGTATAAGTAAATATAAATTTTATTTGAAATGAATTCTAAAACTATTACTTACATCTTTCTTGCTTTTATTGCTATTCTTGGATGGAACGCATTTCTAATCAAACGTGATAAGAAAATGTTTGATATTTATGATAAAGCAGTGGGTATTGAAAGACTGAAACATCCTCCAAGTAATGAAATTAAATAGTCTTGAATTAAATTAGTTCAAATGCCAAGAATAACATTTGCAGAAGGAATTGAAGTTTACTATCGTGGAATGTACGGTAAAGTTTATTTTGTCTGCGAAAAATACATTACAATTTGTGTTCGTAGAATGGAACACAAATCAAAGGATGTTTGTCTTTTAGTTTATCCAAATCAATATAATGAGGTTGTCCTTGTGAAGGAATCTACAAAGTAATCAATAAATAGTTTTACGAAATTAAAGTAAAACTATAATGGCAACTCAAATACAAAGTGGTCTTGTAGCTACGGGTTCTATAGGTGCAACAGAAATAGCTACTTCTGGAGTAACAACAAATGATATCAATGATTCTGCTGTAACTGCTGCTAAACTACAAAGTAGTGCTAGTGATAATTCTCAAAGAGCAGTCGGAACTAATCATATTCAAAATTCTTCTGTAACTACAGATAAACTTGCAAATTCCTCTGTAACTGCAGATAAGCTTGCTTCATCATCATCATTAGTTCCACTTGGTGCAATTCTTATGTGGTCTGGAACTACGACACCAGATGGTTGGCAACTATGCAATGGAACTGATTTACCATCAACTTCTCCATTAAGACCAACAATTACAAAAACTCCAGACCTAAGAGATAAATTTATTGTTGGTTCTACCAGTGGAGGAGATAATGTTTATCCTGGAGTTGGTGTCAATCAAACTGGTGGTAGTGCGGATGCTGTTGTAGTTTCTCACGGACACACATCTATCACTGATACAGCTTCTGCACACAATCACGGATATGGTTTTGCCCAAGGTTCAGCTGGTGCTATAAAAGATGGTTATAATGGAATTGTTAATGTAACAAACACTGGCAATGTTACCGAATTGGAACAATCTGGCGGAAATGACGGACAAAGATTAGCAGCATTTGCTGCAGGCACTAATTCTAATGGAAGACACTCCCACAGTGTTGCTGTTACACCAGAGGGTGTTAGTGGTTTAAACCAAAACTTACCTCCATATCATGCACTTGCTTTCATTATAAGGGTCTTATAATTTATCCAATGTGCCACTCGTAGCACTGGCACAGTAAATGAGCACAGACCCCCCTGATGCCCTATAATACAGGGACACAAGC